GGAAGGTTATGCCTAGCTCATCAAACTTCATAAACTTCTCAAAGCGTAGCTCTGGCAATGCCCCAAATGCAGGCACTTTAGCCATGATGATGTTATAGAGGCGATCCGTGTGATTGCTACGGATGCAGTCTGTAACGCCTAACTCCCAGAGAAGTTGCACAGCCTCATTGCGATCATCATCTAGGGTCTGGGCATAACTGCCCATGCGACCCTCTTCCCATTTGCTTATCTGAGGTAGGTCAATCTCATCACCAATGGTAACTACTTGATCTGGCTTAAACTTAGAGATGAAGCTAGCAAGGTTACGAGTAGCAACCCTGTCATGGTACGGAACCTGAAGATCCGAGACTACGACTATTCGCTTAATCGTCATCCTCATCTTCATAGTTGCCATACTTATCAGGCTCTACTTGGTCTGGAAGGATCCAATGAGGGTAAGCCTGTGGCTCTGTAATCATAAACATAGCAATGTCCTCTGCAAAACCTGCTCGCTTCAATGAGCAGAAATACTCATAAAGCCCAATGCAATAAGCATCAAGCTTTGAGTATCCTTGCTCCTCTAGTGCCTTAGTTGCTTTTCTTGCCATAGCAGAATGTTACCTGTCAAGCAAGATGTTATAGATCTCATCGACTCGCGTGTTGAGTCTTTTGATCTCAGACAACAGGTGGGTAATTACATAGCCAGACAAGCCACCGAGAGCTGCAATGGTGGCAAGGTAAAGGGTGAAGAAGTCTGACTGTGTCACTTCTTGATGCCCATAGCAGGATCATTAGGTGATAAATAACGCAGTACAGGTGGAAGGATTGAAGCAACACCTGCTGCAATAAGAGCCTTAGGATCTGTGACCCCAGCTGCTGCCATTGAGATAACTGCTACTAGAAATGCTCTAGCCCATGAGCCTGCTGCTGTCTTTAGTTCATTCATTATTCTCCACCTAACATAGATACTTGAAAAAAAGCCCCATCATTGTCAGCTTCTTTCTTAAAGCTAACATGCATGTGCTTAGTGTGTTTGTTAGCCCCTGTGTACTTGCGCCACTTCCAGTTAAGGATGCTGGAGCAGATTCGTCCATCGTAAATGATGTAATTAATACGCTTGTCTGCTTTTGACTTGGACAAGGTACGAAGCTGATCAGCAAGATCTCCCATGATGTCTGGCTTTCCGCCCTTAAATAAGTCTTTGTCCACATCAATGGCGCGTACCCAGCCCTGCTCATCAGGATTATGATCTGACTTGCGAGCAGCGTGTCTGGTATCACCGATCCAACCATCCGATGTGCGGTCACGATCTGGGAACGAGTCATCGATCTGCTCTCGTAACTGAATCGCTGCGTGACTTAACTTAGGTTTCATCCCAATAAGAGTGCGGCTTCTGCTTCTGAGATACCGAGCTTCTCCAGTAGTGCAGCCTTAGCCTCAGCCTTAGTTGCTGCTTCTGCTTCTGCTGTTACGCGGTCTGCTTCTGCCTGTGCCGCTGCTGCTTCATTGGCTGCGATTTCATCGGCCGTTAAAGGGCGTTCGATGACCTCACCTGTTTCGCAGTTGATTTCGATTGCTGTTGTCATGTTGCTCCTTATGAGTTCTTGATGCCGTATAGATAGAAAGATGAACCTGAAACAAAGTTACTACTCTGTGCGCTGATAAGCATTGAAGTAATGGCTGCTGAGTTGCGCCATAGTGTAGCGACAGCTGTGATGTTGGCAGCTGTTGTATTGTTTTCTTGCACTTGGAAACTGCCCATAGGCTTGTTCTGTGAAGCAGTATAAGATGGGATGTATAACTCCCAACTGCTGAAAGTGTTTGATGTTGCAGTTGATCCATCGGCTGCTGCAAAGAAAGTCATTTCATTTGCGCTTGAACTTGCTGACGATGATGCAGAACTTCCATCACCTCTTAAGCGTGTAAGGCTGTAATTTGTTGCACTGTCAGAGTTATAGCGAATAGTCACATTTTCTAATGTAGATGCTACATCTGATCTTAATGAGCAGCGCAACACCAAATCCGTGAAAGTAGCAGGGATTGAAGAGAAGGTAACAGATGCAGCAGAACTGCTAAGGACATTGGATGAGATGAGTGTGTAGGTACTAGGCATTTTTTATCCCATACAGAGTGAAGGTTGAACCACTGGCAAAAGCACGACCTGACACGCCACCGAAAGCATCAACATCAAAAGATACAGAGGTGATTGCAGAGGTTGAACGCCATAAACTGACATTTCTTACCACTGTTCCTGAGCCGTTACGATCAGTAGATGAAGTTGCTAGGGCTGTTTTGTTTGTTGAACCTGCATAATTTAAGACATCGAGTGTAACCAAGTTAAGAGGTGAATCGCTTTTACCAATGATCGAATAACCTGATCCGATTACATTATAAGTCGCTCCTGTGTTACTTGAAGAAGTAGCAGATGCGCCATCGCCAATGATTTCAGTTGATGAATACAAAGTAGAACTAGAACTGTTGTAGCGGTAGGTGAAGTTAGAGTAACCGCCACCGCCTGTGCCTTGATTGGCGCGACAGGAAATCACAAAGCGTAAATCAGTAAAAGTGGCAGGAATGGATGTGAAAGTAATTGGATTACTGCTGCCATCTGCTGTAAAGGTAGCGATTGGCTCGTATGTTGCTGGCATTTACGCTCCCTTGATTCCGTATAGTGAAATAACAGTAGATGTAGCAAAATTATCACCAAGATTTATTATACTGAGAGATGTAACGGCAGCGGTGTTTAACCATAGACCAGAAGTTAATCTTATTTCTCCTGAACCATTAGTATCCCAGCCAGTTAATGCTCTTACAGTTTTATTCTTTGTGCTGCTGGCGTAATCGTGCACATCTATAATGGAAACACCACCAATAGATGTTGTGCCAACAGATTGCCCAATGTAGGAAACTCTGTTTGTAGATGTTAATGCAGCAGCAGAAGTAGTCGAGCCATCACCAAGCAACCAATGCGTAGCATAATTGGAGCCACTATCAGAATTGAATCTGATTCCGTTTTGATTGTTTGAACTGTCCTTTGAGAACATTCTTATCTGTAGTGAAGCGTAGGTGCTAGGGATGCTAGAAAAGGTTATTGTTCCAGATGACCCTGTGCCTGTGGCAGTAGCAATGGACTCATAAGCTCCACCGCCTCCACCTGCTCCAGCATCTAAGATTGCTGTGATTGTATTAAGCAACTGCGCCCACCACATACCAAGTATCTGTGCCAGTCTTAATGCAAGCGGCAGACTTATACTGTGCAAGGGTTGGAGCAGCAGCTACTGCGCCACCTGAAAGGACTGTAGTAGTGCCAGATGTTACAGCTGAGATTGTGCAGACACCTGCACCAATGTTAAGGACTGTAAGCACAGTGCCGATAGGGAAAGCCACAGAAGCGTTAGTAGGGATCTTAAAGGCAATCGCTGTTGCCTTGTTCATGATCTCAAGGACTTGGTACTGGTCAGCACTAACGGCTGTGTAGTCTGCTGTGTTAGCTGTGCCGATGGTGAAGGATGTGAGTCCGTTCATCTGGCTTGCTGCCAATACCTGACCTGTAGTAAATGGGAAACCTGTTGCCATGATGCTCCTTAGTAACTGAAAACGCTAGTGTCTAGTATGCCATATAATGCCGAGTCTAAGATGAATCCATCGATTATCGGCTCTGCTGTGCCGTAGCGCACTTTCCACGAGTTAGGTGTGATTGAGTGGGCAACATTAAAGACCTGCACTGTCTTAGATAGCGTAGTGCTATTGGGCTGGGTCGTAGTAATACTGACTGGAGTAAAGAAGTCCATCGTCAGAGCTGCAATAGTGCCAGCATTATAGTCATCCTGCTGGAGATCTAGGGTCAGCTCATCTACGCGGGTTGAAGTCTCTTTTCGAGATGCAATAAAAGCATTAGCATAGTCCAGAGCTTCTGCATCTGTTTCCATCAGGAGACCAGATTGGTTATAGCTGTGGGTAAAGTACTTAGCAATAGAGGCAGCATCGCTGGCAGTTTGGACTGTACCGCCTGTGCGGGTGACAGTTGCTAGGTTGTAAATCTGGGTATCATCAAAGACCCACTTGACATCGAAATAGCCAATGCCTGTGCCGTCATCATTAAAGACTATAGGTGTGCCTGCGATTGTACCGACTGTGACATTGCGATCTTGGAAAGCGCAACGACCCTGCGCATCCATGTAGATAGCACCATACTCAGTAGTAGCAACAGTCTGCAAAGCTCCTAGTGCTGTGCGCTGTGTGGCTGGATCTGCCTGTACAGTCGTAAGCCCTGTGTCTATATCGCGCAGGGCTAAAGGCCAGCCAATAGTGTCTAGGATCTTGCCAATGCGTGAGCCTGTGGTTTCACCTGCTGTTGCATCAACTACACCAAAGAATTGTGCATTCTGAAATAGTCTAAAGCCATCGACTGCTGTAACTGTCGTGTACACAATGTCACCATTAAACTTAGGTGTGGATGTGTTGTACCCTGTGATATAGCCTGCAAAGATTGGGTAAGTTACTCCTGAGTAAGTTGCAGTAATAGTCATCTTGCGCATAGGGCTAAGGTAGGTGTAATAAGGTGAGGATGTATTTTGCGGGTTAAAGTCACCATTCTGATCCAAGATGCGTACAGCAGCTGTGCCAGTCTGAAAGACCTCTGCTGAGATCTGTCTGCCTCGATTAGTCTGTACTGAGTCTAGAAGGTTAGAGATATCGACTACTAGGCTTGCAGGGCTATCTGACAGGACATCAGCACCATCTAGGGTAGATGAATCAAGGATAAACGGATAGCCAAATGAAGCCCCTGTAGAAAAGTCAATGACTACATTGATGACTGGTCTGGTCACAGAGAGCCAGCCTGTACAAGTGAGTCACCTCTGCGATTTAGTTTGATGAGAGAATCCTGAATTAGGTTAGTTAGCTCGTCTGGGTTAGCGATGGTGTTCGCTTGAATGGTGATATTGATATCTCGGTCACGCGATCCGACTGCCCCTGAACTAAACAGTGAGCCGCCTTCCATTTCGCGGAAAGATCCAGCATTAAAGGCATTGATCTTGCCACCTGCATACATATTGACTAAGGCATTAAATGCAGCTGAATCGTCTAATGTCTGAAAGCTGTTAGCAATTCCATCGGTCAAAATTGTGAACTCTTTTAGATTTTCGCCGATGCCAGTGATTACCTCTTTAGGAATTACAGCATTAGGCGAAGTTGGAGAAACAGGAGAAGTAGGGGAAGTTGGAGTTGTCGGAACAAGAGTTTTAGTGCCTTGCAGCTTGAGCAACTCCATCATCTTAGCAATAGCAGCATCTAGGTTAGCCAGATTGATTAGATCTGCTGGCTTAAGGCTTTCAAGAATAAATTTAATGTCTGAGAGTTTAATGCTCTGACCAGTTAGCGCACCAAGCACTTTAAGATCTGCATTGAGTTTGTTAGTTGCAGCAACGATAGAGGCTTCATCCTTAGAAGCAATGGCATCTTCTAGTGCAAGAATTGAACGCTTTACATTAAGGCGAGCAGTATCGTTAGCAATCTGTAAAGTCTGTGATGCACTAGTTGCCTTGCCTAATTGCTCTGCCTGAGATGTAAGAGCTGCTGCGATCTGGATCTTGTCCATGTCAAAGACATCGCTACCTTTATTCAGAGCAAGGTTAGCCTTGTCGATTGCGGCTTGAAGTTTCTTGTCCTTAGTAATCTTGGCTTGATTCTTTGCTTGCTCGGCAGTTAGTTTTGTTATCTGTTTTTCTTGCTTAATTTGTACTTGACCAGAGATAGACATCCCTGTGCTAAAAGGTCTTGGCTCTTGCTTGAACTTCTCAAATGCATTTAACAATGTGACAATGCCTAGTGGATCACCAACAGTTTTACTTAGCACAGATGACAAAAGTCCACCAACAAGAGGTATATTTTTTAATTCATCTACAAAGTAAGCTGCGCCAATCGTGGCGTTTTGTAACTTGATGCCAAGTTTGTCTATCTCAGAAGTTGTCTTGGCAAGTCCTTGCTCACCATTAAGAATGTTCAAGGCTTCGATTAAACCGACACCGATAGATTCCTTAAAGTTCTCGGTAGCAACCGCCAGTTTATCCATTGAACCTTGATAACTGTTTGCCGCTGCTGTTGCTGATCCAGCGAAGGTTGCAGATAACTGGTCAGTGATTTCCTTAAAAGATTTGGATTTAAGATCTGCTTTTGAGATGCCCACCCCTAGGCGAGAGAGTGCTGTGTTGTTTCCTAGGTATGCACGACTCAAGGCTTTTGTAACTGAACCCAAGTCCAAAGAATTAGCCGCACTGACATCCAAAGCAATGTTCATCAAGCGTTGAGCCTCAGCAGAATCGCGTGTGGCTATCGCCAGTGTCTGATAACTCGGACGAAGCAGATCATCGACAATGCCAAACTCGCTCTGAAGTCTCTGGATGTAAGCTTCAGAGGTTGCTGCATCTCTACCAAGTCCGACATTCTTAAGAGCTAGGGCTAATTGTTGTTGTGCCTTTTGATCGGCTGCTGCTGCTTTAACCGCAGCCTTGCTATAAGCAAGGACGGCAGTTGCCCCGAATGTCAGACCAAAAGTTGCAGCTAATTTCTTTACATTCTTGCTAAGTCTGTCCGTAGCAGTATCTGCTTGCTTAAACGCTTTATTGCCTGTGAACTCCGCTGCAATATCAATCATTACATTAGCCATGATTTACACCTTTGCTCTCGCGTTTAGTTTGTCTGCTGCGCTCTTAATTGCCGCTAGGACTGCTTCTCTGGCTTTGCCATTGTTTTCTTCATAGGCGCGGAATAAGGCTCGACCTTCCATCTTGCCATCACCCTTCATGGATGAGCCGTATTTACTACTTTGATTCTGGACAAAGCGACTGCTAGGGGTTTTACGCCCCATAGTTTCATAAATTGCTCCAGCAGCACTCTTATTGAATACGCGAGCAAGTG